AAAATAATTGATATTGAATTATGATTGAACAGCGTACAGATGAATGGTTAATGCAACGGCGGGGGAAATTCACTGCTTCTGAAATCCATCGACTGATGGGCATTAAAGGATTGGGCAAAACCGGAGAAACGTATGTCTGGGAAAAGGTGGCGGAAGAACTGGGGGCGACAATGCCCCCGGTCACCACCTACGCAATGCAACGGGGAACGGATATGGAACCCGTGGCGAAGGTTTATTACAGCAAGGCGTTCAATTCTTCGATATCCCCGGCGGAGTTTATTGCGGCCCCCTGGTGCGATGAGGCGGGCGCATCCCCTGACGGGATTGTTACGGATTGGGAAAACACGGAAGTTCAAAAATTGATCGAAATAAAATGCCCGATGAACCCGACCCACCACCTGATTTATTTTACAATCAAATCGGTTGCGGATTTCAAACGGGAAAAGCCGGAATATTATTGGCAGGTGCAAATGTGCATGGCCGTAACGGGAATAAATCAATGCGATTTTGTTTCCTTTTACCCGGAGATTGACGAGGATTTTCGGATGGTTGCCCTGACCGTTGACGCCGACCCCGGAGATATTGGCCTGATGAAATTGCGGATTGCCGAGGCGGTGACGATGAAACACGAAATTCTAAAAGCGATCCGGTTATGAATTACGAAGAATTTTTGATACAGAAGAGGCATACCTCAAACAACTACGGAATAGACTGTAATTATATCCCTGAAGGAATGTTCGACTTTCAGAAGTATATTACAGAGTATGCCGTTAAAAAAGGCAGGTGCGCCGTATTTGTCGACACCGGATTAGGTAAGACAATTATAGAGCTGGCAACGGCGGTTAATTACGTTCGTCATACTAACCGCCCTGTTTTGATTTTGACCCCGCTGGCCGTAGCATACCAGTTTATAAAAGAGGCCGAGAAGTTTGGCATAGGGGATATATCGTATTCAAAAGACGGAAAGTTCGCTACAAAAATAGTTATCTGTAATTATGAGAGATTGGAGAAATTCGATCATTCAGATTTTGATTGTGTGATATTGGATGAAAGTTCAATATTGAAAAACTTCGACGGCGCAATTAAACATCAGGTAACATCATTTTTAAAGAAAGTACGATACCGGTATTTATTTACGGCAACCCCTTCACCAAACGATTTTATAGAGCTTGGAACATCATCAGAAGCGCTTGGATATATGGGCTATACCGACATGCTAACCAAGTTTTTTACCAATAATGAAGACACCATAAAACCGCAAAACATAGGTACTCAATGGATATTAAAAGGCCATGCGAAAAATGATTTTTTCAGGTGGGTATCTTCATGGAGTATTTCAATGAGGAAACCGTCGGACTTGGGATTTTCTGACGATCGGTTTATCCTTCCTGAATTATTATTGCATTACCACCCGGTAAAAAACGATCAGAATATGGTCGTAAATGGGCAGATAATGTTATTCAACAACATTGCTAGAAGATTAACAGAGGTACGGGAAGAGCAACGCCTGACCATTGAAAAGAGGTGCGAATATGCCGTCGAATTGGCAAACCGCCACAAGTGTTCGGTTTATTGGTGTAACCTTAATGACGAGGGTGATTTACTACAGGAAATAGATCGGGATGCACACCAGATCAGAGGTTCAATGAGTATTGATAAAAAGGAAGAAATATTAATCGCCTTTTCAGCGGGACAAATTGAAAAGCTGATTACAAAACCAAAAATGACAGCATTCGGATTAAACTGGCAGCACTGTAACCATACGGTTTACTTCCCGACATTCAGTTACGAACAGTATTATCAAGCCATTAGAAGGTTCTGGAGGTTCGGACAAAAGCGAAAGGTAATAGTTGACATGGTTTATTCCGATGGGCAAAAGCGAGTTTTAGACGGCCTTATTGCGAAAGCTGAAAAAGCGAACGAGTTATTTTCAAAACTCAACTCTACGCTTCATTCTGTATATGAAGAAAAAAGAAAAGGATTTGATAAAATGATTGAACTACCTAAATTTTTAAACCAATGATTAAGGATCAAGTTATAAAAGAAGACTATGCAATATACAACAGCGATTGCATGTATGTATTACCGATATTGGGTAATGAAAGTATTGACCTGTCGGTTTATTCACCCCCATTTGCAGGGTTATACAATTACTCATCGTCAGAGAATGATTTTTCAAACTGTGAAACCAGAGATCAATTTTTACATCAGTATGATTTTCTGATTAAAGAAATATCCCGCGTTACAAAGCCCGGAAGAATAACGGCGGTACATTGTACGGACGTAATGGATAGCAAGAGCGGAGAACTTTGGGACTTTCCTAATGAGATTATCAAGCTACATGAAAAGTACGGGTTTCAATACCGTAACCGGATAACGATATGGAAGGAACCCCTGAAAGTCCGGATGAGAACAATGGTCAGATCGTTAATGCATAAGCTGATCGTAGAGGATTCTACGGAATGCTTTACGGCCATGCCTGACTATGTTTTGATATTCAAAAAGAAGGGAATTAATAAGGTCCCGGTAACCCATAACTTTGGGTTGCTACATTACGCTGGCGCAACCCCGATGCTTCCTGAAATGATAGAACAGTACGGTAGCTATGATTATTTGAAACTGAAGTATGCCGGATGGAATGACCCAAGAACTAACAAATTAAGTCACATTCACTGGCAGAGGTACGCTTCATCAGTATGGGATGATATTCGCATTGACGAGGTATTGCAGTTCAAAGAGAGTAAAGACGAAGACGATGAGAAGCATGTACACCCTCTTCAACTTGACGTAGTTGATCGTATTGTCGACTTGTATAGTAATGAGGGGGAAGTTGTACTTACCCCGTTCATGGGGGTTGGAACGGAAGTATATGCCCCGGTTTCAATGGGCCGTAAAGCCGTCGGTATTGAACTGAAAGAATCATATTTCAAACAGGCGGTGAAAAATCTGGCCGATGTTAAAAAGAGGTTCGCTTCTGATACTCAGCAAAAACTATTCTAATTATGAACTTAAAAGAAATTCAATTCAGAAATTACATCGCCACGGCCAGGAGGGGATTGATAACGGCGGAAACGGGGCCGCTTGAATTTATTATAAAAATGGCAGAAGAAACGGATGAAATAAAAAATGCGAATAATGACGCAATTCCACACGAATTAGCCGACCTGATAATCGTTTGTTTATGCTATGCTAAACATTTAAACATTGACATTGAAACCGCACTTTTGGAAAAAACCATTATTAACGAAATCAGAAAGGATTAGATCACGATGAAAAAGAAATCAGCAATTTCAGTACGCAAGGCCGTTGAATTGGCATTTGCGGAATCACCCGAAAAATTCCACGCCCCATTTTTCTGTACGGCGGTGAAGATCAAAACCGGTCGGCATTACCTGATGGATGGAACGATTCTCCGCCGTCTCCGGGAAGCACGAAACGACAATCCGGCATTTAATTACAGGTGCGAGGATGCGACGATAAGCCTATATGCCAAAATTACGCCACCAGAGGCAAAATTAGCGACTTTCTCCGGTGGGGCGGTAAAATGATAAGGCGAGAATAAAAACGCGTTAAAAACGATTTAAGGATGAAAAAATGACAGCAAAGGAATACATCGTTCAGGAATACGGGGAGACTTGGTTACGGGTTGAATGGTCTCCGGGTGATGTTATTGATGCGCTTGATGGATATGCAAATCACCGCATCGAAGAGGAAGAACGGCTGTTTCGAGAGAGGATTGAATCAGATGCAGAACTGTGGGGGAGAGTTGGGGCGAAGCCACCGAAATTAGACCGATAACGGTTCGTATATGAAACGTGGCTTTTCTAGAATGTTTCAAGTTAGCACGAACCTATCAAGCCATGTTTTATATACGGTGTTATCGGTTGTTTTTTATCTCAGTATCAAACTTTTAAAAATTAAATAAATGGAAAATAATATTATTAAAAACGGAACAGGGACAATAATTATTTGCGGAGGAAACCCACTTGAAGGATGCCCAAAAGATTGGGATGAAGCCAAAAGTATTATTGAAAAACTTAACGAAGGCAAAGAAGATAGAGAGCCGCAATGGAGTTTTGATTGTGGATTTAAACTTGATTACGATGGTGGATTACTTTCAATTGGAAGTAGATTTTATCCTCCTAAAACGCATTATGGAGCAACGTGGGACGGAACCGTTCATGTTTATTTGCTTGATAAAACTATTGAAGAAAAAAAGTTTGATTGTCAAACTCTCGATGAATTGCAAAAGCAAGTTGACGAATATGTAAATAGTATAATTGAAAAAGTGCAGTCGGTTTTTAAATAACCGATAACGGTAAAGTATATATTTCAGGTTGGGATTAAAGTGTGATGCCCTGTCAACCTGCACAAAACGACATAAGTAGCACAACTGTTTCAAGTTGCACCAACGCCCAACTTGAATTTATACAGTGTTAGCAACTGGCGTTTAATTTATTCAAAATGAAAGCTAAAAGAGTTATTTACAGCAGATTAATTTCAAAAGGCAATTATGAAAATGCTAAAATTGAAATCGAATTAGAAGTTGAAGAAAACGAAAGTGCTGGCTATGTGTTTCAATGCGCAAAAGAATGGGTTGAAAACAGGATTGCGGTTGAAAAAATATCTGATTACAAAGTTGAACAAGCAAAAAGAGTTATGGAGGACAAAAGAAACCATACACTTGCTCAAATTGAAGAAGCCGAAGAAGTACTATCAAAGTCAAAAAACATTCAAGATGACGGACTTCCATTTTAGTGCAGTCTTTCGCTTGTTGCTAACTCGTTTATAACACCAATGTCAATAATTAAAATTATGAAAGGAGGAAGCGAAATGAACATAAAGGAAGCGATTGAGGTGCTGAAAAAATGGGGAAGTCTTTACGACGGTACAAGTGAATTACTAACGTGGGACATGAACGTTTTTAATGAAGCCATTGACACGGTAATAGCGGAGGTGGAGAAGCATTTGCCAACGGATGAAAAGACTGTTTGTCCCGAGTGCCTTAATCAATGCACCAATGAGGAACTTAAAATGTTTGGTGGATTATGTGAGGAATGTTCGGTTGATTTTAATTGAAGGAGGGAACGAAATGACCCGGGAAGAAGTATCAAAGACCAAGTGGAATTACCTATGCTTTAACCAACGGAACAAATGAAAGCCATCACTATGATTTTGAAATAACTATTGATAGAGACATTATCAAAGCTACGTCATCTTAATGGTGGCTAACGAACGAGTATATGGCAAGGTGGGGGTAAGAGTGCTGACCTATCAAGCCACAATGAACTAAATTAACAGCACTAAATTGGAACGATGCCCCAATTTGCTATATACATTGTTAGGCATCTGTAAAAATTACGGATATGAAAGTAGAACACGAACAAATTAAAATTGGTAGTAGAGTAAGGCTGCTTGAAGATGTAGAGATGTTTAATTGCACATACACAAAAGGACATGAATTTAAGGTTTACGGCAGTTCTTATCGTGGCTGGGACTTAATTGATGACGATGGAAACAAAATGGATGAATGTTTATTTATACACGATAAGTTGGAATTAGTAAAGGCGTAGTAATTTTTATTGTGCCTAACGTGTGAGGCTATGAGCAGTTGCCTTGTAAATACTGCTCAATTAACCACAAAGGTTGATAGGCAATTGCTTATAGCCTTTGTTAGCACCAGTTTTTATTATGAATTACGAAGAAATAAAACAAAAAGTAACGGACAGAGAAATTAACTGTGAACAAGCATTTGAAAGCCTTGCAGAAATCGGCTATTGTCCAAATTTATTAAACGATGATAATGGTCATTGGGCTGTAAAATTTGATGGCTTTCAAAATGTACCGATGGGAGATGACCCCGAAGATATTTCAAGCACTTGTTTTATTGAAGCAAAGGATTGGAAAGATAGTATTTACGAAGCACTTGTTTGGGCGTTGTCCTAAAATTGGTGCTAACGAATATGTAAACGCAATTAACATAAAATAGGAGGCAAAGAAGTAAACTACCCACAAGCTAAAGACTTGTGGGCTTTAGACGTAGAAAGGTCATCATGTATAGGACACGACAGCAATTCCCATCTTTCATGGGTGTTTACATACCCCCATGTAGCAATGTTGAGAGCAGCGTTAACATCTGCATCAGCAACGTTACCACAGTGTGCACAACGGAAGTGCTTGCCGTTCCTAATGCCAATGTGACCGCATTCATGGCAAGTCTGCGAAGTATATGCAGGAGGGATGGCGGTGATTTGAACGCCATTCATCTTGCACTTGTATTCAAGGAAAGAACGGAGCTGATAGAAGTTCCAGGAATTACTTCTCCTACGGAACGTCTTGCCGCGTCTCTTGGAGTTCATACCCCATCGGATATTCTTCAAGTTCTCAATGGCAATGCCCTTGTGTTCTTCCTTTGCTTTCGCTACGATTTGTTTACTTATGCGGTGATTGACAATAGTGGCAAACCTTCTTTCACGTCCTTTCAACCGTTTCAGCAACTTATGACAGTTGCGAGTGCCTTTAGACTGGACAGAAGCTCTCACTTTGTTGTATCTGTTTCGTATGTTCTTGACCTCATCAGAGGAAATGTTAGTGCCGTCAGAGACGGATACAATGTCCGTAATGCCCATATCGACACCGATAAAGTCCTCTGCGTTCTCCTCATGCTCATCGGGAATGTCTATCGTTTGGTAGAGATAGAACTTATCCTTGATGAGAACAAGGTCGGCTTCCCCTTTTGCATACTGCATGAGCTGCGGACGGTAGCAGGTATATGCTATCTTCTCACGGCTTCCGACAAGCGAGATGGAACAGACGGACTTGGACATGCTGTAGGAAAGCACACGGCTGTCGTAGGTGATAGCCCCGAACTCCCTAAAGTGCCTCTGCTTCTTCCTGTCGAGCTTGTACGCATCGGCAACTTTACTGATTGCACGCACGACAAGCTGGGAAGAGAGATGATATGTTTCCTTGATGGGATAATACACTTCCTTGTGCAGACTGAACTGCTTGAACGCATGGCGTTCCCACGCTATCTGCGAGATAGTGTTGCAAGCCTCGTTAAAAACGCTGAACGTATTTTTCAGCATCACGGCTTGTTCGCCAGTTGGAAGCAGCTTAATCTGCAAGGTCAATTTCATACCACAAATATACGAAAAATAACCGAGATATTCAAATGTTTGAAGGAAATAATTATGTTAAGTTTAACAAAAGAGGGAATAGTGGCTCAATTCCTCCCAGAAGCTAAAGACTTCTGGGTTTCCTTGAGCTGAATCGTATGAAAGCAATATTAGAATTTAACCTACCCGATGATCAATACGAATACACGCAAGCTATTAATGGAAGCAAGTATGCCACTGCATTGACTGAGATATGGAACGAGTTCAGGAATAAGGAAAAGTATTCTGAAACTCAGGAGACTACTTGGGAGGAAGCTCGTCAGATAGTCATAGATATTTTTGATGATAATGATATTAATCAGGATGATTTATGATTGAACCAAGAAAAGCAATGAAGGAAATTAAAGCTGAAATTATAGCAGATTCAATCTGCAATGGACATAGGATAACCTCGATGATTTTAACATTCCCGAGATTTATCTTGGCAGAGCTGAACACGCACCGAATGCTCTCAAAGAACTCTGCATCAAGCAGGGCTATCCCTTTTGAGAAGATGGTTAAGATGGTAGAGGAAGACCCATTCATTCCTATTGCGTGGCAGAAGGATCACAAGGGAATGCAGGGGGTCGAATATATAACAGGTGCAAAAGAGATACAATATAGAAATAGTGTATGGTTGGGAGCTAGAGATCGTATGATACGAAAGGCAAAAACATTAAATGATAAATGTTCATATCCTAATAACGATTTTGATTCATCTTATGAATATGGCGGTGTTACCAAACAACTTTGCAATCGCTTACTTGAACCTTTTATGTGGCATACAGTCCTTGTAACTGCTACTGAGTGGGAGAACTTCTTCAAACTGAGATGTCCTCAGTATCACACTCCTGTAAGTGGAGAAGGGTTCTACTTTAGAAGTAAGAAGGATTGTATAGCTAACCACTCCGATCCGGACAACTTAGAAAAACTTCAGGGTATGTCTATTGTGGATTGGCAGTCCATCAACACTTCTCAAGCAGAAATCCACATGCAAGCTCTTGCCGAGGCTATGTGGGATGCAATGAATGAAAGCGTTCCTAAAGAACTTCAGCCGGGAATGTGGCACTTGCCTTGGCAGAGTACGCTTGATTTGCAACAGCTTTTGAACTTGAACTTCATAACCGATGTGGATCAGACTCCAGAAGGCAACCTTCTTGACCTGATGATCAAAGCTTCTACTGCAAGGTGCGCAAGACTCTCATACATGACTTTTGATGGAGAAGTAGACCACGCAAAAGACATTGAACTCCATGACAGGCTTTTGAAAGACCACCATTACAGTCCTTTTGAGCATTGCGCAAGGGCTATGGACGAACTTGAGTATGACGCACTTGTCAAAACTAAGCCTGGAGAGGTGTCCTATGTATGGGAACATGGTTGGGCAGCCAACTTTAGAGGTTGGATCAGTTACAGATTTTTAATTGAAAACACATGACAACCGTATTGATTGAAATCCGTGGCGGACTGCTGGAAGCGGTAACTGCTACCGAGGACATAGAGTACATTCTCATAGACTACGATAACCTTGATGGGGACAAGAAGATAGAGGAGGATGTACAGCTCTATTCGCCGGATGGTATCCTGACCAAAGAGCAACTTTGTAAGGAGTATCTCACTGCCGCGAAGCACAACAACGAAATTTACCGTGCGTGTAACGGAGAAACTGAATAGTACTATGGAGATGATATTGACTAAGAGGGAAAAAGAAATCAGGGAAAAAGAAATCAGGGAACAAGAACTCATTAGAATTGAAAAAGCCAGGAAGCATATGATTGGCGAAGACGGGTTCTTCAAACTGAAACTGCCTGACAAATTCAATCTGCTGCTGGGGTACAGGGATGGCGGAGCCTATTCCAGAATCTATGTCCCTGAAACCTTGGAAATGCCGAGAGTAACAACGAAAAGAGTAAGAGTATGAGCATGTCTTTTGAAGAAGCGAAAATAATTCAGGTAGCTTCCCATTACCTAAGCTATACTTCAGACGAAGAAATCCTAAACGGGTACCGCACCCTTCAGGATTTTTCTGAGGACCGCGGGTACTTGGCTGCCGACGAATGTGTTATGATCTGGAGCCCACTGAGACTCTTTACCGTAAATCAGATCCTGGGCTTGATTGATAATGGAGTGGATAACCTTAATAAATTTTTAGAAGAATGGCAATCATTGGAGTAAACGGAAAAATGCAAAACGGAAAGGATACTGTCGGAAAGATCTGGCAGTACCTTTCCTTTAATGACAAACAACCTGGTCAGGACTTCATACAGGTGATGACCCAGGTTAATGATATGAGGTTAGCGCAAACGTCAGGATGGGAGATAAAGAAGTTTGCTGGTAAGCTGAAAGAGATCGCTTCGATCCTGACAGGTATCCCGGTAGAGGACTTCGAGAAAGAAGAAGTAAAGAACAGTTACCTTGATTCGGAGTGGGATATTACAGAACAAGAGCCTGGCGGGGTTAACGGAACTCTTGTTTCCAATTTCACTTATAATATGACTGTTCGCAGTCTACTCCAAAGAGTAGGTACTGATTGTATAAGAAACCATCTCCATCCGGATGCCTGGGTAAACGCTCTGTTCGCGGACTACAAGCCTCTCATATCCTCTGATGGGAAGAAAATTTATCCTAATTGGATCATCACAGACGTTCGATTTCCGAACGAGGCTGACGCTATCAAAAAGCGTGGTGGAATATTGATCCGGATAGAGAAACCATGTCCTGAATGTGGTGTTATGGAAGGGCATAAGATGATACCGCATAAAGTACAGCCTTCAGAGCATCCTTCTGAAACAGCTCTTGATGACTACCAGAAATTTGATTACGTCATCCAGAATGACGGTACGATTGAAGATCTAATCGAAAAAGTAAAAGCAATACACGATAAAGTATGTATGTAGATGTAAAAGTTACTGTATGGCAGAGGATACATCTCAACGAAGAAGGAGCAACTCTGAATGATATTAAGAAAACAATCGAAGAGGGTGGTGTTGGGTCACTTTGGGACAGGGAGGATTGTGATATTTATTGGGAAACCATGGTGGAGACGGAGGAGTATATCTCTGTTTCTGAAAACGGTGGCTGTTCTACTGTCGAGGTTTATGACGATGATGGGAATTTGTTGTGGAAAAATGCAGAAATATGAATGAAGAGAATAAAATAAGAAAAGCATGTTCTGTCTGTGGATCTGAGGATGTAAAGATGGACGCATGGGTTGTATGGAACTACGATAAACAGGAATGGGAAATAGATAACTTGTTTGAAGAAGATTGCTGGTGTGAGAGTTGTGAGAATAGTTGTAATGTAGAAGATAAGGAGAACTAATATGAAAGATCATGTAAGAAAAGCAAGACTTATTTTCAGGAGAATAGACGCAAGTCTGTTCTATTCTATAACTGTTAATGATGACGGAATACGCTTTCAGGGGCATTTCAATTCTAAGACTGCTTTGTTCCTCAAGAATCTTAAATTTGCAGTGTCAATATCTCCTAATGGATACATCGAGTTTAACAGGTCTAACATTAAAGTCACACTGACATGAAAATGAACATTAACATCTCTCATTTCGAGGAACTGATGAAAAGAGGGTATAGTCTTGACATGGTTTATCTCCTGATGCTTATTGATGAAGGAGCTGACCTGTCAGGGTTATATCAGGAAAGCGAGAGAGCAGCCAACATACGCAGTGCTATGTTGAGAAAAGCTCTTATTACAGAGGATCGCAAGATTACTCTGCTTGGAAAAGACCTTCTTGCTTTCATGTCCTCCACGAAAAGAGGGAGGATTGAAAAAAAGAAGGTTCTTTCCACAGAGTTCGATGAATGGTGGAAAGTGTTTCCAGGGACTGATACCTTTGAATATAAAGGCAAGAAGTTCATTGGTTCAAGGGCATTGAGGCAGAACAAAGATGCATGCAGAGTGAAGTTTGAGAAGATAATCATAGAGGGAGATTATACGGCAGAAGAGCTGATAGAGGCCCTCAAATATGATGTGGTGCAGAAGAAAGAGGCTTCTTTCAAGACTGGAAATAACAAGCTTTCTTACATGCAAAACAGCCTCACCTATCTTAACCAAAGAAGTTTTGAGCCATTTATCGAATTGATTAAAAAAGGTATCAGAGATGATGCAATTGATGATGAACCTATAAGAAGCGTAGAAATATGAGTTTTGATACAATCAGAGAAGAAGTAGAAAAGGGTTTGTTAGGTTTGAATGAAGGCATCCCTATGGGTTTCTATAGGGTGAACAAGTACATAGGCATAAGAAAGAGAATAATGACTCTCATCTTTGGTGCAACTGGATGTTTGTCAGGTGATACCGTGATAAATATATTACATGGAACAAACAGACATTGTAGTAGAAAGTATTCACTAGAAGAATTATATTATAAGTTCAACTGCCTTGGTGTTCCGGAGAGTATAAAGAAGCAAAAGAAGAAAACTGGTAGGAGGTGGAGTGGTAAACATTCGACTAAAGCTATCTGCTATCAGCATGATCGTGATATTTTAACATTTAACAATGTAATGAATGTAGTTCAGTCTGGAATAAAAGAGACTTTTGTACTGAAAACTGCTAAAGGTAAAGAAATAAGAGCAACCAAAGATCATAAGTTTCTTGTATCTCTTCCTTCAGTTTATAAAAGTCTGTCAGATCTTTCAGTTGGAGATACTGTGTATGTACGATGTAATAAATCTTCAAAAGGCAGAAAATCAAGACCTTATAGATATAATATTATTACAGCAATGCCTTATTATCCTTCTGCTACAAGTAAAAAAACAGTAACAAAAGGAGTTGAATATAATTATCAGAGAATAAGTAGAACTAGGGCTGTTTATGATGCGTGGCTAAATAGAGTATCTCTAGATTATTTTATAGAACAAGTGAAGACAAATCCTAATCACGGATTTATATTTTCAGATACCAAGATGGATATTCATCATATAGACGGTGTATATTATAATGATGTTCCTGATAATTTGTTATTGATAACTAAAGAAGAACATAGTAGATTACACGGAAAAGACGGTCATTCTGCTCATTTTGGAGATAGGTCAATTGAAAAAGATGAAATAGTATTAATAGAAAAATGGAGGGAGGAAATGACATATGATATAGAAATGAGTAGTCCGTACAATAATTTTGAAGCAAATGGAATAATAGTTCATAACAGTGGAAAGTCAGCCTTCATGCATTCTGCCTATATCCTCCATCCATACGATTATCTGTTGGAGCACAAGAGCGGCATTAAGTTCAAGGTGATACTCTTCTCCATGGAGAGAAGCAAGGTGTATATACTTGCCAAATGGGTAAGCAGGAGGATATTCCTTACACAGGGAGTATTGATTCCCATTCCCAAGCTATTGGGATGGTGGTCTGATGATAAGCTTACTCATGATGAACATGACCTATTCATGCAATGCAAGGACTATATAGATGGTCTTCTTGATGTGGTGGACATAGTGGAAGGTCCTCAGAATCCTACCGGTATATACAAGTATGTGAAGGAGTATGCTACAGCTAACGGTAGGTTTGAAGAGGTGGACGAGTATACCAAGATCTATGTACCCAATCATCCCAACGAGATAGTGATAGTAGCTGAGGATCATCTTGGCCTTACTAAGTCTGAGAAGGGGATGACAACAAAGAAGGAGGCCATTGATAAGCTCAGCGAGTATAATCAGTGGTTCAGGGATGCTCTTGGATATACTCCTGTTCTTGTGAGTCAGCTTAACAGAAGCTTGAATAATCCCGCTTTCATGAAGAGGGAGGCGTTTGAGCCGACTATTGACGATATAAAGGAGAGTGGTAATCCTGGTGAGGCTTCTGATGTGGTGATATCATTGTTCGATCCTATAAGGTACAGGACTCAGGACGATTCATATAAAGTCGGTAACTTTGTAGACCCGTCGACTGGAGGAAATTACTTCAGAAGTGTGAAGATACTCAAGAATTCTTACGGGGAGGATTCAGTGAAGATAGGAATGGCATTTCATGGTGCCACCGGCATTTTCAAGGAGCTTCCTAAGAGTAAGTATATGGATGGCTTTGACTATAATTCGTTATTTACAGGAGAATATTTTTTGTTATGAGTAGAAAGAAGAAGAAACCAAAGGAAGAAGAAAAGGTACAAATGTTCAGAGATGGATATTTCAGACTGGATTTACCTGATTCATTCAATGTGGCACTAGGTTATGCAAATCCTGGAAAAGGGTCAGCCACTCCTTCATATGTTGAAACCTATTCAATATCCAGATTATGAATATAAGAGATGTTAGACAGGATCAGTTTGCTGATACCTGGATAGAAAGGGGCATGTGGGGCATACTTAACTTGGCTCCAAGGTTTGGAAAGATCAGGGTGGCAATGAAAATAATGAATAAATTGAAACCAAAGACAGTTCTCATTGCCTACCCTGATAATAAGATAAGGGATTCGTGGCTGGGAGACTTCGAGAAGACTGATTTCATATCACCTATCATTAAATTTACCACTTACCTCTCCCTACACAAGCAGATTGATGAAAAGTATGATCTTGTTATCCTTGATGAAATTCATCTGATGTCGGAAGCACAAATAGAAAGCTGTAAGACGCTGTTAGAAGCCAATAGACGTATTCTGGGGCTCACTGGCACGTTGTCCTCTTGGACAGCTAAAGTACTCAAGGATGAGCTTTCATTGCCTGTAGTGGCACGATACTCAATTGAGATGGCAATCAAGGAAGGAATTCTTCCCGATTATGAAATCAATGTTATAACAACTCCTCTTGATGACAAGATTCTTGTTAATTATGGAGGAAAGAGAAAGACAGAGAAGACAAGGTTTGCTAATTATAAGTGGGTTGTTGATAAGCTGGAAAAAGAAGAGAAAAATTCGTTTCATATGAAATTGAAGATAATATCAATTCTTCAAACCTCTTCATCAAGAATGAAGGCAACAATTGATCTTATAGAGAAATTCAAGGAGGAAAGGCTGCTCGTGTTTTGTGGAAGGACAGAAGTGGCGGATAATCTCGGCATTCCTTCTTTTCATAGCAAATCAAGTGAGAAGCAGGTATGGGAAGATTTTGTAGAAGGAAGAATTAAACATCTTGCCGTTGTGAAGATTGGAAACTCAGGAGTCACTTATACGCCTTTAAGCAAAGTGATAATTAACTATTTTGATAGCAATCCTGAAACAATGACACAGCGTATAAACAGGTGCATGAATATGGAGTATGACAATCCTGAAAAGAAGGCTGTCATATATGTCATCTCCTCTACAGAGCCTGTTGAATTGGAATGGCTGAAGAAGAGCCTTGCTATGTTTGACAAGAATAAAATTAAATATTTATGAGCTGGATGAATTTAACATTAGAGCAAATCATTCTTGAATATAAAGATGATTATGAAGAGGATAATATATCTCTGGGTGGGGATGAAGTAGATGATTTGATATGTATACTTCGTGCTAAAATTAATCTGCATGAAGGTAATATTACACAGGAAGAATATGATGAAATATTAGGATGAATATAAAAAATAATAATTATGAAAGTAGAATTAATTAAACAGATTAAAGAGAATGGTGACGTGTATTACGCCACTTTTGTAGATGGTGTGCAAATGGCTGGAACTACCACTTATGCAGGCAATCTTATTGAAGAAAAGGAAGATGCTGTTGAAAGAGCAATGGATAAGCTTAAAACGATTGAAAATTATCTTAAAAGTAATGTAATTCCTTCGGAAAGGATAATGTTTTCTGAGGAAATTTGATTATCTTTATAATTAAAATGATGAGAGTAGTTATGTCAAGACCTGAAACATTTAATCCAGAAGATCCTATATATAAGGATAGAATTGAGTTTTCTAATGTGGAAGTAGTATCTCTTAATCCAATAAAAAAGGGGAAAGAGTGGCACTATCATGTAAGATGCAAAAATTGTGGGAAGGAATATTATAAAGCTAAGTGGACATTCGGAGTATATAGATGTCAATGTTATAAGACAATAAATGGTGCATACAATTATCAAGGATACAAAGGAATATCATCTGTATACTTTAAGAGTTGTAAATCTGGAGCAAAGTCAAGAAATCTTGAATTTAGCATCACTAAAGAAGATATATGGAATAAATGGATTGAACAAGATGGTAAGTGTGCTCTATCTGGATTGTCAATAAGGATTGAAAGAAATTATAAAAAATTGAAGACCATGACAGCCTCTCTAGACAGAATTGATTCCAGTAGAGGATACACACTTGATAATATTCAGTGGGTACATAAAGATTTAAACAAAATGAAAACAAACTATCCAAATGATTATTTCATAAAAATGTGTAAATATGTAGCAAATAATAATAAATAGAACCGATGTAATGAAAAAAGAAATTATGTTACCAGATGATATAACTATGCCGATTATAACAGCTCCAAGGGATCTTGTAATTGTGTCAATTCCGAAATGTGGTAAGAGTGCTATTCTTGGACATTTTACTACGACACATAATGCAATTGTGTTAGATCTTGAAAAGGGGGGATATGAATATATTCCTTCCAGAAAACTTAGCACTTATACTTCTCAAGAGGATGACAGGTGGGATAGTTATCAGAATTATATTTCCTATCGTAAACTCTTACTTGATAATAAAGGTAAATATGACTATCTAATCATAGATGGTCTTACTGATTTGGATGATTTGTCTGAACTTGGTGCTACCCTTATGTATATGAATAGTATCATAGGAAAAAAATTCAATCGTAAGAATGGTGTACCTGACGGAGAAAAACTTGAATACAATGATCCTGAATGGAAATCTGTTCTTACTCTTCCTGATGGTGCAGGATATCAGTATACGAGAAGGTGGTTCTTACAGCAGGTAGAGTTCTTTAGGCAAATAAGTCCTTATAGAATATATGCTGGTCATATTGCTGATAAGTACATCAAAGATGCTGGAGGTAAAGAAGAAGTGGTAGGCAGTGAGATAGCTCTGACAGGAAAACTTAAAACCATATTTGCTTCTAAGGTAACCGCTCTTGCTAAACTTGTAGCTGATGGCAATGAAAGATATCTGAATTTTGATGTAATTAATGACAGTATTGTTGCTGGAAGTAGGAATCCTCTATTAAAAGGTAGAATTCTTATATCAAAAGTAAATGATGATAATGAGATAGAAACTTATTGGGAAACAATTTATAGTTAATGTTCTGTATATATGTATTTTCAGATGAGGATTGGCTTCCTATATATGTAGGAAAGGCTAAGAATCTTGATTTAAGAGTAAAACAACACTTGAATAGAGATAGATTCAGATATGATACTTGGTTCTATAGGTGGTTAAATAAGCAAATTAGAGAAGATAGACAGTTCTTCATAGATGTATTAGAAGAAGTAAATCAAGATAATTGGCAAGAGAAAGAGAGATATTGGATAAAGCATATTAAGGAAAATGGGTTTAATCTGAAGAACATGACAGATGGTGGAGATGGAAATAACAATCAGATATTTTCAGAAGAATGTCAGAAGATAAAAAGTATCAAATTGAGAGGGGTTCCTCGTCCTAAAGATGTAAGAGAACGAATTAGTAAATCTCATAAGGGTAAGATAGTCTCTGAAGAAACTAAAAGAAAATTATCTGAAATTAATAAAGGAAAACCTTGTTTAGAAACAACTAAAATTAAATTTTCTAAGACAGTGTTACAATATGATATGAATGAAAATCTTATACAATCATTTAAGTCTCTTACAGAAGCTGCTTTATCTATTGATTGTAGAAAATCATCATTAAGTAATGCAATTAAGAGAAATAAAATAGGAATGTTTAAAGGTTTTATTTGGAGATATAAATGAGTATTATAAATAATTAAAATAATAATGTAAAATGCATAAAGGGATAATTATATTAGTAAAAGCAGAAAACAGAGAAGATGCAAAGTGCAAAGTAGACGAATTCATGGAGTCTTATGGAAATGGAGATGTATGGGATTGGTATACTGTAGGTGGTAGATGGAATGGAAATCTTGCTCCTAAAGAGAAATTAGAAAAATTTACTGAAAAAGTAAATAAAATATTAGTGAAATCTGAAGAGGGCTGGTTATTTCAATCAGAAGTTGATAAGAAACAGGAAGATTTACAAAAAGCGTGGGAAGAATGTGGATTGGAAGGATTGAATTCTTATTGTAATCATTATAAACTTGATGATGATGGAAATGTTTATGATATAGTTCCTCTTGAAAGCTGTTTATCAACAGTTCAAGAGTGGATGAGGGATTTAACTAAAGAGAAAGAAGAACTATGGGATAAAATGATAAAAGCTAAAGAAGAAGAAGAAGAAGGTAAATATTCAATGGTAGGATATTATGCCGGACAATATAAAGATGCTGAATATAGAAGTTTCTGTTTTGAGAGCAATGTATATAATGCTACAACAGGGGAAGCTGAAAAGATTCCTGAAGATATGACAGGATATTGGGCAGTGATGATAGATATGCATAATTAATAATTAAAAACTAAAGTATTATGATTGGTGGAAAACAAAGAGAAGAAAGAAACTTTGAACAGCCTAAGTATGTTGGCTTAGTAGAGGTGAGAGTAATTGGTATTAATCCTACGGCGGAAGAGTTCGAGGCCTTGTTAGGCTGGGCTCCCAAAGAGGACAGTAAGCAATTGGAATATCTTGGCGAGAGCAAGGATGGAAACACCTATCTCCGCGTTGATGTTTGGATGGAGGAAGTCAAGAAAAGGAAGCGTGATGATGAAACTGAAGTGAATGAAAAGTTCAAGGTGAGCTTCTATCTGGAAGACAAGGAAAGGGAGAATAAGGACAATACGAGGAAGCAGTATATTAATACCGTGGGAGATTGTTCGTGGGCTTCCGATCCTGATGATCTTCCTGATTGGTTTAAGGAAAA